TATTAAGATTTTCCATTACTTTATCAAAGCCTACAATATTAAATGTTATACCGTCCATTATGCATACATTTCAATTTCCCAAAATCTATGAGCATTGTCCACGTCCTTAATAGAATGGATTGTAAAACGTTGCCCTTCGACTTCTAGCTGGTAATTATCGTTAATTGTTATATCGTATCTAATAAATAGTTTAGCGTATCTATTAAATGACAATTGGCTTTCTTGTATCGCTCTATTTTGTGGCTGAGGCCTATAATCGCCCCATACAGTCGCTTGAAGCGCAAATGAGGTAGTATATCCACCTTCGCCATCCGAAGTCCTTGTCGGAGCGTAAATGCCTATTCTACGAGTCATAGAATTAGCGTCAACGTAATTGTCTTTATGTAGTCCTATTCTCATACTATAAAATTGGGCTTGTTCTTGTCCATCTTTGGCAAACTCTCCAAGTTTTCTCACATATTCCCATATCGTCAACATCCATACCTCTATTCTCGTAACCGTAGTTGATTTGATCTAAAATAGCAATCTTAATCTCTTTTGGTACTGTTGTCATTCCTGTTGTATAGATAGCCTTTAAATCAGCCCATAAAGGACGTTGTAAGTTAGGATATTGACCACCTACTAAATTATAAACGTTTGTCCCTAATATATTTCCGTTTGCATCCGTTAAGCTAGTAAATGAAGTCATTGGGCCAAATGGAAGCTGGAAATTGCCGGCACTATTAGTGAACCATAATGTAACCGTTTTTGGGGTTATACTTATGTTAGCAGCTTTCTCTACGGCTTGTCTTGATTGAGTAATAAGTTCAGCAAATAAATCATCTTCAATGCTATTATCTACTCTACAATACTGTTTAGCTTCGGCTACTGTTACAGGCTCCGTAATTGTGCCTAAGTCGGCTTGGGTGTAATCTATAATGAAATTATACATATTCCTTTTTTACAAATTTACAATAATATAAATAAAAAACCCCCACCTTTTAAAGTGAGGGTAATTTATTAGGTAAAACTTAAAATTATACGTTACCTAAGTCAGCGAAGATTGCTGAACTTGGTTGCATTAAGTTAATGTCCTCATAACACTCAATACGAGCAGTAACCATATTTTGTTGGAAGTTGCTAGCATTCTCATAAGAGAATTCGATAGCTAAACCTTCAACCTCAACACGCTCACAATAGTTGTTATCTAAGATTAACACCTTGTCATCAGCTACCCAAGAAGCAGCGATTACAGGTACACCCCAAATTGTGATACCACCGTTAGGGTTAACGATTACTGAACCTGAACCAGCGTAGTAACCTGCGTTGATTGTTTCTTTCAATAAACGTCCCATTTGAGTTGGGCTAACTACTGCGAAAGAAGCTACATAGTTTGCAGTCTTTTGGTTTCCGATGTAGTCAACTAATTGCTCTAAATCTACAGTTGCAGAAGTAGTTGTTGAACCTGTTGCAGCACCACTTACAGTTGTATAGAAAGCACTGTTCTCAGCTTTGTAGAAATCTCTAGTCAACATTCTTGGTAAAGTTGTACTCAAGAAAGGTAAAGATTTAGCCATTTGCTTAGAGAAAGTAGAGAAACCTGCGATGTAGTCGTTAACAACTTTTACTTCGCTTAATGCGTAACTGTTCTCGCCTTTGTTAGAACCTTCAGTTTGAGCGCCAATGTTGTTAGTTGTAGAAGTTTCCTTATAGAAAACATATAAACCACTTGTTGAACGTACAGTAGGTACTAAATCACGGAAGTTTACTGCTTGGCTTGGTAAGATAGCAGCGTTAGGAGCGTAAGACGCTTGTGCATCTCCAGTTAAAGAAGCTGATAAAGTCATAGACTTAACATCGCTTAAATCTAAACGGAATTTACCACCTGACTTCATTTCTTTTTCCATTAAATCCATATTGCCGTCAAGTTTTTCCATAATAGCCTCATCCATAAACTTAACTTGCTTAGATGCAGCTTTCTTTTGAGCAGCGTTTTGTGCGTCGATTTGCTTTTGCATTTCGTCAGCAACAACTTTGATAGAAGTTTTTACTTCTTCGATTTGAGCGTTAACGTCAGACTTGATGCCTTTTACGTTTTCAGCCATTTCATTAATTAAATGTTCCATTTTTTACTTTTTAAATAGATTGTTAAATTGTGTAATTGCCTTTAATACTTGTTCGTTATCTTCTTTCTTTTCTTCTTGCACCGGCTCAACTGATTGCTCGGGTTGAGTGATTTCCTTGATTACTTCGATTTCTAATAATTCGCCTTGTATCTTTTTTATTTCAATCTCTATTAGGCTAAACATTTCATCGGTAAATTTACCACCTTTGAACGCTTTAATTAGCTTTTCGAGTCTATTGCTTAATTCTTGTTTTTTATCTTTTATTTCCATTTCTCCTTTAAATCCTAATGTTGGTGTTTCAGGATTAGCACCCCAAAGAACAGCTGAACCTTCATATAGTTTTAATTCAGTAATTGTTCTTATGCCGTTTTTGTCAACGTTAGATTTTACAGTACTAAAACCGATTGAATGCTGATTAATTAAACCAGCTTCATAAAGTTTTATAATATCTTCGCCTGTTTCAGTTTCTACAATTGGAGTAATTGCAATAAGCATATCCTTTTCAATGTATAACTGTTCAGGTTTACCAATTACGGCTTCCATTTCTGCGCAATGGTCAACTAATGACCAAATAAGATTTTTGCCGGCTGGCCCTCTTTCTGCTAATGTTTTAGTAAACGCTTCCGGTACGATAATATCGTTATCTAAATCAACGTTACCACATCTTGCCCATACGGCTTTTACTCTACGTTGCTCGCTATCAACATCCATTATGTTATAGCCTATATCTTGTTTTTCAACAAGTGTATTTTTTAATTGCATTGTACTCATTTGAACAAAGTTATTATTTTTTTTATTATGATAATGCGTCAGCTAGTAATTGTCCGATTTCATAAGCAGCAAAGTTTGTTAATAGTTCCCAAATAACTCCGGCATCTCCTAAAGGTGGATTGTCTGCTAGTTTTTGCACTTTGCCATTTGCACCTCTTACGGCTTCATATCCTAAAGTACAACGACAATTACAAACGTTACCTGCGTGAGCCGTACTATCGCCTGGATGCAACATATTGTCAATATATTGTTTAGCCGGTACTACAAACTTTTTATCCATTGGTATTTGTACTCCGTCCATATGTAAATGGTCGTTTGCATCTCTAGGCATTCTTCTAGTCCTATTATCTTTTGCTGCAATCCATTCTTTAACGGTTACTAATCCTGTACTCATTGCGCCCACCATTGAACCAATGTTAGCAGCCCTTGCCGTTTCCGTTCTAGCTATTAGCTCGGCTCTATAATTTGTTATACCTGAAGTTTTAAGTAAGGCAATTATTTCCGGCATTGTCAATCCTTCCTCTTGTCCCTTTATTAAAAACTTTCTTATTTGTTCTTTTGTAGTGTCGGTTATATCAGCTGCTAATTGATCTAATCCTTTTGTCTCTAAATACTTGATGATAACGTAAGCGAATAAATCAGTTTTTGCGCCTTTAGTCTCCATTGGTACGTATGCCCCTTTAGCGCCCTTTTTAACCGTTTTTTCGGCAGTTAACCCCATTTTAGTACCTAAGGCAACGTGCAACTGTTTAATAGTCTTTTTGAGGGCTTTATCGCTTATTGCGTTATAGTCTTGGGTACGACAATAAGTGTCCACCTGTTTTTGTAATTCCTTTTTGAATTTAGGGGAATACTGAACAAGCGCATTCATATATAATTTTCTATAATCTTGCCAAATCATTTATTAGGGTTATATGCCCAATTCTTTAAAGATATATCTCTTTTAGAAGGGCAAGTTTTTGATACAGGTTCGCCTTGCTCCATATTCTTCATTCTACTTACAAAACTTACAGTTTTATTTGCTGACTTTACTTCGTCTGCGCCCCATTCACTTTTATTCTTGCTTAATAAGTTTAAGTTTCTATTTATTGGACTTCTATCTAAAGAAGCTAATTTAGAACAATCCGTTTCACTCCAAGCCTTTAATTCGCTATAAGACATATTAACGGTATCGTGATATTTAGAATATACTTCATCAATTATATCCTGTAAGTCGGCTTTTAACTCCGTTTTAAGGTCTATTAAATTATCAAAAAAGTTATCTAAATGCTCCATTATTTTAATGTTAAAAGGTAAAGTGTCTTAGCTATTAATTGAGCAACCTCGTCTATTTGATTTTGTATCCAGCTATCTTGATAGATTGTTTTGCGCTCCTTTTGTACGAATGCATATAATTCTTTGAAATACGCTTGTAATGCTTCATTACTTACATAATTCTGCAAAGTACCTACTGAATAATTTTTAGGACGTCCGTATATGCCGGAAACGCTTTCTACTAATCCATCATAAAGTTCAGCAATCTCATCCTGAAAAAAGTCTAAGGCTTTATGCTCTGCATAGCTCATTGTTTGATTGTGCCATACAATCGCCTGTTCTTTACTGTCTAATAACTGGCTTATAAATTCTACGAATTGCATCTTATTTTATTTAGGTTCGTTAATTGTTAACGGTTGGAATTGATCTAAAGGCTGTAAGCTACTTGGAACGTAAAGTTTCTCAAGCTCTTCGGTAGGGATATAATCAGGGTTTTTAATGCCCATTATTTCCATCTTTTGTGCCGGACTAATCCACCACGCTTTATCCAACCATTCTACTTGCTCAGTCTTGTTTGCCTCTAATTCTTGGAAGACTTGAATATCATAACCGATATAAACATTCGTACCTCTATAACCCCAATCGCTATGCAATTTCCTGTTCATATTCTCAGCGATAGCGTCTAACAAAGGAATAGCGCAACGTAAGGTTAAAGCCTTCTCTCCTTCTCTTTGATTGTTGTAGGTCTTATTGTCTGCGTCATTCAATAACTGACTAGGCACTCCGTAAATATTACAAAGTGATTTCATATCCCACTTCTCACTCTCAATAATGTTTAATTCAACAGGGCTTAATCCGATTTGTTTCCAATCCACTTTATATCCTGATACTGCAATAGAATTGTAATTACTTGCTCCACCTTTCTCACTAATTGATTTCTTTAACGCTTGGGCTTGTTGCGTTCCACTTGTAGGGTCAAAGCGCTCGTCATTCATAAATAATACTCCGGCTGGGCCTCCATTTTGGAATGAAGCAACTGCAGCCGTCTTAGCTTCGTTTGAACGTGTTAAAGTTCTAGCAGCTGCCATTAAAGGAGATTGACCGTACAACTCATTGCCGGTTACTGTCCAATAAGGGTTAAAGTATTTGTCGTGTAATATTTCTTTGGTATCAAATGTCCACATTTTACCGTAGTATAATTGGTAGC